TGTTTGTTACAATAATAGTTATCCAATAAAATGCTAGTAAAATTATTTCTTTTTCTTACTACCGAATGGCAAAGAACACGGTGCGTTAATCTTAAAGGTTATCTTTCTGACCCAGTTTGCTGATCGATTTCCGCTATTCTCTAGAAAATTAGCCATTCGATCCAAAAATCGAACAGAGCCACAGCTACCCTTCTCTTCAATCTTTTTCATCTTGTTATTAATGCGCGCCATCTCTTTAACCTCTGCCTCAATATCACCGATCTTTTCTGTTGCCATTATTTTCTCCTTTTGTTTGTTATAATAATAGTTATCCAATAAAATGCTATTAAAATTATTTCTTCTTAATCGGCTAAATTACTTGTCGTCGGTCCCCACCCACGAAGTATAGCCATTTTCTTTAACTACTTTGAATATATTGCTTACCCGAGATGAAAATTCCTCGCGATGAGATATTAGCCAAATGCTTTTATCTGTATCCCGTGCCATTCGTTTTAATATAGACAAGGCAGAATCAGCTCCGCTAGAATCTAGCCCAGAATCAACAAGCTCGTCAATCATCAACAGATTGATTGGTTCATACAACGATTCATACACGTCACGAAACGCTAAAGATAACGCCAAAATAAGTCGAGTAGATTCACCCCTACTAAGATTCCCAACATCCAGATCGCGCCCTAGCTCTTCAATGGTAACAGTTAAATCATTTTGAAAAACAACCGTGTGTGGCAGACCAATCTTGTCAAGATAATATGACAAGCGAGAATTTAAATATGTTAAATTCTGATCAATAATTCGCTTACGGATAAAGCTGTCCTTGTTGGTTAGTAGCTTGAGTAAAAATTCTTGATGACCCCTAAGCTTGGTGGCTTCGTTGATTACTGAATAATCAACCTCGGCCAACGCAGACGTCTCCATCTCATGAATTTGCTCAGAGTATGGATTTTCTGTTTTTATTTTGACTTCGAGCTGTTTTTGCAAATGTTCTACTGTAGTCTTATGACGAAGCGCATCAGCAGATTTTTGGTATGAGGTTTTGGGTTTAGTCCCTAGCTCACCCAACTCAGAAATCCCCTCGGCAATCTGATTGTTGTAGGAAATTAGCTCTGTTATCTTCTCCCTATGTTCAGCAAGAGAAAGTTCTTTGCTCTCAAGCAACTGTTGTTGTTTTTCATTATGTAGCTCCTGTCCACAAGAATGACACGTGTGATTTTTTAATGCCTCGATTTCAGGCACTAACTTTTCTACGTTCTTTTCCTCTCGGACCAAATCCTTTTGCCCTCTATTCAACACAATCTCTAAATCAGTTATATCTTTCTGCCTCTGCAAATACTGTTCAAGCAATGCGTGATTTTTAATCTCCACATCAATATCAACCGTAAGAAGGGTGTTTAGCTCAGACTGTAATTCAGCAATCTCCTCTGCAAATTTCCCTTCCCATATTCGTTGACGTCTTCGCAAAGACTCTACCTGTTCCTCAATTTTTTTGTTTGCTTCAATCAGCGCATTAATACGATATTCTTCGCTGGTAATCAATTCTTTCGATTGCCGCACCTGCTCTTTGAGCGTTTCAGCTTTTTCACTGAGCATAGTAATACCAAGTAGCTGCTCAATGATCGTACGCTGATCATTTGCCTTCATTCGAAGAAATGGCTCAGTGTAGGTGTTTAGAGCGACAACGTGTTTGAACATGTCAATTGACATACCAATCGTCTTGTTGATCTCGAGCTGTGTTTCTCGCGAATCGCCCTGTGCGTCGCTGTCTTTAGACTCAAACGCAATATCGCCCTTGTAAAAAAGTAATACGCCGGGCTTCCGTCCACGTTCGATACGGTAGTTAATTCCGTTCTTTTCAAATTCAATGGTAACGACCATATTTTTAGCATTGGTTCTATTTATTAGATTATCTTTTTTTATGTCAGATAAAGACTGACCATACAACGCATAGCTGATTGTCTGGAGTATCGTGCTTTTCCCTGTGCCGTTTCTACTGCCTGCATCATCTCCGCCAAGATCCATATTTTCACCCAAAACTAAGGTCAAATCATTGCGATCAAGATTTATGGCCTGAGAAACATTGCCAACGCTAAGAAAATTCTTTGAGGTGATGTTCTTTATTTTTAAACTCATACCTAGAGGTTCCGATAAATGTTCAATAAAAATTTAGGGTCGTAGTGTTCGCTCGTGATAGCAGCAAGCTCTTCAGAAACAATCGTATCCACTGATTTAAAATCAACCGATCCAGGCTGTACTTCTCCGCCCTCTACCGTCTTTTTAACCGGGAGCAAGGTTATCTCACGAAGATTATAGGTGCTTGCAAAGGTCTCTTTGATAAACGTCGCTTCTTCGTAGCTAATATCAACATCAAGATTTACTCTAACGTGCATATTTGGCGCCAATATTGTTTCTGCATTTTGCAGCAAATTACTCAACGTGTAGACACGATATTTCGGCTGTTCTGCCCATGCATGGTATGTTGGTTCTTTACCCCATTCGAGAACCATACAGCCGCGCTCATCGTCGCCTGCATCGCCATAGTTATGAGGGAAACAGTTACCGATGTATGTGATGTTGCTGTTGGTCTGTCGCTTATGAAAATGCCCGCTAAACACGCTGCCAACATTCGTAAAGTGCCCAGATTGAATCTCTCCTGCATCGGGCATCTGTATCTGAGCATTCATGTAAAAATGAGGAAGTTCAAAGTGACCAAAACAATATTGGGCATTGATTTTCTCAATCTTCTTGTGCTCATCGTGAATTAACCAAGGCACAATAGAAACATCGCCCTCTTTAAAGAAGTCATTCACGATCCGAATATTGGGGATGTGCTTTGCCCACTCCACACTCTGAACATCCCGCTTGTCCCTAAAGTAGAGATCATGATTTCCAGGGATAAAATACGTCTGACTAAAATTCTCACTTAGCAACTCTAATCCACGCACAGCATACGCCATAGTTTTGAGATTCATGCTGGCACGGTTGTTGTGGTAATCGCCAAGAAAGAGACACGTTTCACACCCCTGTTCCTTCCCCAGCTTAACTGCCCACTCAATAAAATTTATACAATCATTGTTGTGTACATCACTATTGGACTTTAAACCGAAATGCAGATCAGTGAAAATCAGTGCCTTTTTAAATAAATTACTCATATGATATTATATAAAATATGCACAACAAGAAGCAACTAATTCGGCATTATTCCTCATAATGCCCACCGTCGGATGAATATGAACCTGAATTCTGACGAGTAAAACTTGGAGTTAAGTTATTAATCTCAAGAATGTCATCGCGTATATTCTGGTTACGTTTTTCGATATTAAATACGCGAGTAAACGAATTCTGTAGTGTCATTGTGTAGTATGCAAAGGGATTCGACGAAACAGATTCATCAAACTGCAACCCGATCTGAGATAATTGCAGCAGTGCAGTAGATTTCATCTCATCTACGTAGGTATTGCCGGTCAAATAAATCATATTATTGCGGCGCGCCATAAAGCAGCCATATTCAGTCTCCGGACACCAAACCATACCATTGTAATAAGTAGTGGGCTCGTTCGGATGATGCACTTTCCCACGCCCCCTGGTCTTTAACTGTTTACTTGAACGCTTACCGCCGTGGAAATCTATATTCTCGGACAATATTTGATTTCTTTTCTTTGAGAAGATGTGCAGTGTATAATAGTTAACCGTCTTGCCATAAGATATATGATCGCCGTAATGGAGATTAGATCGATATCCAGATATAGTGCAAAGGGTACGGAATGCATCTATGTGTGCCACACTCTTTTGCGTATAGCTTGCATATTCGTCGCCTTCTCCCCTTCTCCAGCCGTCACCGTCAATCATTGTATTGATAAGCAATTCCCGTTGATATTTCGTTAAAGATACAATAAATTCCATCGTTAAACATTTTTCTGAACCCAGTGTTAAGTGACGATGAAGGGCAATTGCATCTTTCTTATGAATATAAAAGCTTAAATTATTATGCTTAATCTTTTCAGTAAAAGTGAGTCCTAATGTATTCAGACAGTTTCTAATACGATCAGCTTTGAAACCAGGGTTTTGATAGATAGTAATAGGTCCGGTTAGTTTACCTGTTGTGTCTTTGCTTAAATGCCCCTCGGTCGCAATCCACCCGACTAATTCAACTACTGCGTCTGAGTGAATGGGTTCTATAATATCAGCAACAGGCTTGCCGGTTAATATAACGTTATCCTTTTCCAATAACATCTCAGCTTTAATTAACCCCCGAGCAGTAACAAACTTATGTTCTGGGGTAACTAGCGCGTCCATAGAAGAAGTAGTTAAATGATGCATTTTGCCATCAAATTCTCCGCGGTATATGGATTTAATCTTAGACCATTTTAGATCACCTTCCGCATAGGACAGTATAGTATCGCTTTCGGTTATTTGATCAATCCCCAACCACCCGCGTTGCGTTAGCGCCTCGGTGGCGGTATCAACACAATATCCGCGCCAGTTTGCCCGAGTTGCATACCGCTCACACAGCTTCATATACATCATCGCAAGCGTGTT